CCTCCTCCCACCTCGAAGCAGACCTCGCGCACCAGGTCCGCCATCACCCATTCGCTGATCGCCACGCCCCTCTCCCCCACAAAGAAAAAAAGCCCCTCCCCTTCAGGGGAGGGGTTGGGGTGGGGACTGTCTCCCACACCCGGCACCATTACGAAGCGGCGAACTTCATCAATTTGCCGCCGTCTCGTTTACGACGCGGCAAACTTCATCAACTTGATCGCCTCGCTGTTCGCCACCGCGCCGCCGATCCGCTTGACCGCATAGAAATGGACGAACGGCTTGTTACTGAACGGATCGCGCAGGATGCTGGTGTCGCTGCGTTCGGCGATGACATAGCCGGCCTGGAAATTGCCGAAGGCGATCGACAGGCTGTTCGCGGCAATGTCGGGCATGTCCTCCGCCTCGACCACCGGATAGCCCAGCAGGGTCGCGGGCTGCCCCGCCGCCAGCCCCGGCTGCCAGATGAAGGCGCCGTCGCTGGTCTTCATCTTGCGGATCGCCGCCAGCGTCGCCGAGTTCATCACGAAGCTCGCCCCCTGGCGATAGGGCGCGCGCAGGCTCTGGACCAGGTCAATGAGCTTGTCCTGCGGGTTCGACGCGGCAAAGCCCCCGGCCGCCCCCGATGCCACATATTGCAGCGACCCGAACGCGCGCACGCTGTCCGCCTCGCTGGTGGTGGTATAGGTCAGGAAACCCTTGGGCTTGTTGGTCCCGTTGCCGTTGACGAAGGCCGCGCCCTCCGCCACCGCGAACTCGCGGGCAATCTCACCCGCCAGCCAGCCCTCGACATCGAACTGCGCGTCGTCCAGCATCGCCTGGCTCGCCGCCGGATTGGCGTACAGCTCGCCCGATGGCGGCGCGATCTCGTTGAAGCTCGGCGTGCCGGTCTCGGCCCGCGCTCCGGTCTCGCTCGCCCAGCCCGACACGATCCCGCCCGCCGTCACCAGCTTGCGATAGCCCGCCGTCCCGGTCCGCACGACATTGGCGATACCGCGGATCGGCGAAATCGCCTTCAGCGTCGCCCCGATCAGCTGGTCGATCTCGCGCGGCACCGCATAGCCGCCCGCCGCCCCGCTGGTGCCGGCAAAGCTCTTCAGCTCGACGCCCGCTTCCAGTCCCTGCCGCAGATAGCGCTCGACAAAGGCCCCGCGCGCCGGATCGACCTCGCCGCCCTTCACCCCATCGAGCGCCGGCCGCCCCATCTGCACCCGCATCGCCCCCAGCTGCGCCTCCAGCGCCGCGATCCGCTCGCCCTGCGCCACCGCCTCGAAAGCGCCCTCCAGCTCGTCCGTCACCACTTCCGTCATAACCATCTCCCGCTTGCCAAAACGAAAAAGGGCGGCCCCGATTGGGACCGCCCGAAAAGAACATCCTCGCCCCTTTGGGGAGAGGATACGGAGCCTTGGCGGCCAAGCCGCCTAGGCGCAGTTGGAGAGGGGGATCAGTCCACCTTTGCGACTGTTGCGCGCCGTTTCCAGAAGCGTGCCATCTCTTCATTGAGGGCTTCTTTTGCGACATCGTTCTCCCATTTTACCGGATGCGTGTGTACGCCTCCTGGGCGAATATCCTGTCGAAAGATGTAGTCGCCTTCCTCCCAAACGCCCTGCCATGCCCGGCTACCCGCATTATAGGGCATGATGATCCGGTCACCGGGTTTGATCCGATACAGAAAAGCCCAGATCTCATTGCGCCATTTGATAAATGTCTGATCCGCTCGATCAGGATGTGCCGCTCGCAACCGCTGACGCAGCATCGCCTCTCCATTCTTATCGTTGGAGATATCAGCAAGATCAGGCAGCGGCTTAAAGCCGATGATAGCTACCTGATACTCGATCGCCCATTTGAGAAAGGCGTCGTCGCGTCCGCTTCTGACCATCCAGATAGCCATGCTTTCTCCTTTCATCGCATAAGCAATGGCAGCAGATTCCTTCGTGCACGTTAATCCCCCTCCACCCCGATCACCCGCGCCAGCGGCTGCATCGGGTGCGTGACCAGGCTCACCTCCACCAGCTCCAGCGCCAGCAATTCGCGCGGCCCCCTGCCTCGCGCCGCCTTCACCCGATAACCAAAACTCAGCCCGTCGACCGCGCCGGCCGCCAGCATCGCCGCTGCCTCGCGCCCGGCCGCGCTCGCCCGCGATACGCGGCCAATCACCCGCAGGCCGCGCCGGTCCTCGCACGCCATCTCGATCCGGCCGATCGGCGCGCCGGGCCGATGCTGCCAAAGCAGCGGCACCTGCGCCGCCGTCACCGCGCCGAACGCGCCCGGCCGCACCACATCGCCGCCCCGGTCCACCCGGTCGAAGATAGCGGCATAGCCGGCAAAGCGCAGCGCGCCCGCATCCTCCCGCCCGCTCATCCCTTCACCAGCCCGATGAGGCCCGTCTTCACCGCCATCCCCAGCAGCACCAGCGCCATGACGATCCGCACCGCCCAGCCGATCGCCGCCCCGCGCGCCGCCTTCTTTGCGTCGCGCCAGGCGCAGCAATTCGCGCAATTCCCGCATGTCGGCCTCGGCCCGCCGGTCCTCCAGCCCCAGCCGCGCCAGCGCCCGCCCCGCGCCCAGTTCGCTCGCCTCCTCGATCAGCGCCCGGATCATCACCATGTCCCCCCGCCCCGGCAGCCCGGCGCCCTCGGCCTGCGCCACCAGCCGCGCCAGCATCTCCTCTTTCATGGCCCCACCTTCCCTTGGGCGCCGCGCGCCCCTATCTGGGCGCACATGAAGCGCACCCCTCGCAAATTGCTGATCGCCCTCGTCATCCTCGCGCTCGGCCTCATCGCCTGGCATTTCGGCCTGTTCCGCGCCGGCGACTGCCTGTTGCAGGGCGGCAGCTGGAACATGGACAACGGCTTCTGCCGCCTCGACAGCCTCGCCCAGCCGATCGGCCAATAGGGTTCAAATTCCCAGCATCGCCTTCTTCTCCTCGGCGGTCAGGAAATCCGCCCCCGCCACCCGCCCCCATAATGCCGCGCGCTCGTCCGACAGCGCCGGTACCGCGTCCAGATCCGGCACCAGGCTCAGCCCCGGCCACCAGCCCTGCAATCCCTGCGCCAGCCCCGCGCCGATCTTCCCCACCAGCGGCAATATCGTTTGCCGCCACAGCGCCTTGTTCGCCTCGCGATAATTGGCATAGCTATTGTCGCCCGGCAGCCCCATCAGCATCGGCGGCACGCCGAACGCCAGCGCGATCTCGCGCGCCGCCGCCGCCTTCAATCCCACAAAGTCCATCTCGGCCGGCGACAGGCTCATCGCCCGCCAGTCGAGCCCGCCCTCCAGCAGCATCGGCCGCCCGGCATTGGCCGCGCCGCTGAACGCGGCCTCCATCTCGCGCCGCACCCGCTCAAACTGTTCCGGGCTCAGCACCGATCCGTCGCCCGGCGCATAGACCATCGCCCCCGAAGGGCGCGCCGCATTGTCGAGCAGCGCCTTGTTCCACACCGTCGCGGCATTGTGGATCGCCACCGCCCCCGCCGCCGCGCCGACACAGCCCAGGCCATAATGATCGTCGAGCGGATGGAGCGCGCGGATATGGAGCAGGCTGGTCCGCCCCGCGCCATCCTCGGGCGACAGCCGGGTCACGCTCTCGCCCACGCGATAGAGATAGGCGGCGGGCCAGCCGCGCGCATCCGCCTCCACGCTCACCCGCTCGGGTCGCAGCGCGAACAGCTCGGCCGGCATCCTGTCCGCGCCCGCAATCACCTGCACATAGCCATTGCCGTGCAGCAGCACATGGCTCGCCAGCGTCTCGATCAGGCCCTGCCCCGCCGACGCCCGCGCCACCAGCGCCCCGACCCGCGCCGCCGCCGCACCATCCACCCCGCCGACCTTCCACGCGCACGCCCCGGCCCCTTCGGACACCAGCCGCATCGCCCGCTGCGCCACCGGATTGCCGATCACCCCGGCGCGCAGTTGCGCCTCATAGCTGGCCGGCCATTCGCCCAGCGCCACCGCCCCCGATCCCCAGGCCCGCGCCAGTACCGGCCGCCCGGCTTCTCCCGCCGCCGCCTTCATTCCGAACCATTTCATCGGAGTATCCCCCATGCAAAAATCCTCGCCCCGCCGGGGAGAGGATAGGGAAGGCCCGCGGCGCCAGCCGCCTGCCAAAAGCTGGAAAGCGGCGCCCAGCCGCCTACCGAAACTTGGAGAGGGGCAGTTGATCCACCCAAAATATTGCCGCCCTGTTTCCAGCGCCGCCCCATCCTGCTAATCAGTCGCAATATCTGACCTAGAGACCATCTCCATGACCGCCCCCTCGCCCCTCCTGTCCCAGACCGCCGACCAGATGCGCGCGCAACTCGCCGCCTCGCCGCAGGCCGCCGCCGCGCTGATCCGTGCCGGCGCCGATGCCGGCCTGCCCGATGCCCAGGCCTATTATGGCCAGTTGCTGCTCGACGGTCAGGGCGTCGCTGCCGATCCGGCCGAAGCCTTCCGCCAGTTCGGCCTGGCCGCCGCCTCGTGCCATGTTATGGCGATCAACATGGTCGGCCGCTGCCATGAAAAGGGCTGGGGCACGCCGGTCGATCCGGTCGCTGCCGCTACCTGCTATCGCCGCGCAGCCGAATCCGGCCTCGACTGGGGCATGTACAACTGGGGCAGCGCGCTCGGCCTCGGCGCGGGCGTGGTCCAGGATGAACAGGCGGCGCTCGGCTGGTTCCAGAAGGCCGCCGCGCTCGGCCATGCCAAGTCGATCAATTTCCTCGGCGCCTTTCATGAGGAAGGCCGCCTCCTCCCCCGCGACATGGAGTGCGCGGCGCAATGCTATCGCATCGCCGCGGAAGGGGGCGATTTTCGCGGCCAGTTCAACCATGGCCGGCTGCTGGCCGACGCCGGCAACATCGCCGCCGCCGCCCACTGGATGCAGACCGCCGCCACCAGCGCTACCCCCGCCTTCCGCACCATGATGCGCGACCAACTCGCCGCCTCGCCCCACGCCGCCCTGCGCGCACTGGCCGCCGGTCTCTGACCATATCCACGAAAAAGGGCGCGGAAATCCGCGCCCCTTTCGTCCGGTCTCAGGCCCGGATCATTTGTTCCGCCGCAGCACCTCGTCGCAACGGGAATTGGTGCCCGATCCCTTGCCGATGATCCGGCCCGCCGCCGCGCCGCCGGCGCCGGCCAGCACCGTCTCGCCCACGCCGCCGCCGGCGATGATGCTCGCACCCGCGCCCACGCCCGCGCCGATCGCAGTGCCCTTGTCGCGGCCCTTCTTGCCCTGGAGCAGGCAATAGCGCACATCGTCGCGGTCGCGCGGATTGGCCCGCGCAATGCGCTCGCGATCCTTGCTGTTCAGGCTTGCCGCCAACACCGGGGTTGCCACCATCGTAACAGCGGCCACCGCCGCGATCATCCTGACCATCTTCATGTCCGTCACTCCTGATCGGTGCGAAACGAAGCAGGAGAGCGCCTTGTTCCGGCGCCCATCCTCCTTGTTCACAGCCCCATATAGGGGCCGTGACGGACCGCCGCCTATTGCGGTTAATCCCGATCCGGGGGCCGATCAGTCGATGCGCGAGATGAAGTCGGCGGCCGGGCGGCGCACCTTCTTGAGGTTCACCAGCCAGTCGCCCTCGTCCGCGCGATAGCCCAGCGGCATCATCACCACCGAGCGCAGCCCGCGCGCCCGCAGGTCGAGTATCTCGTCCAGCGCGGCCGGGTCGAAGCCCTCCATCGGCGTCGCGTCCACCTCTTCAAAGGCGGCGGCGGTCAGCGCGATGCCAAGGCCCACATAGGCCTGGCGCGCGGCATGCTCGAAATTGGTCTGGGCGTCCCGCTGCGGATAGGTGTTGAGCAGCATCTGGCGATAGGCTTCCCAGCCCTCGTTGCGGAAACCGCGCTCGTCATTGACCAGGTCGAACATGCCGTTGATCCGGTCGGCGGTATAATTGTCCCAGGCGGCAAAGACGACCAGATGCGACGCGTCGGTCACCTGTGCCTGGTCCCAGGCGATCGCCCGGATCTTGGCCCGCAATTCCTTGTTGGTGACCACGATCACCTCGAACTGCTGCAACCCGCTCGACGTCGGCGCCAGCCGCACCGCCTCCAGGATGCGCTCCACCTTGTCCTCGGCCACCACCTTGTCCGGGTTCATCTTCTTGGTGGCATAACGCCAGTTCAGACGGTCGATCAGCATGAGAAATCCTTATATTGCAACGGCGCCAGCCTAAGCCCGGCCCATGACGCTTCGATGTAGCGCCCGCGCACACAGGAATAAAGGTCTCACATTGAAACCAAATATTGCTCCACCCATCCATGGCCTATTCCTCCCCGGCACGGCAAGGATGGCCTGAAAGCGACCATCTCCCGTCATGGCGAGCGCAGCGAAGCAATGACGATGGCGGGCTTTGACGGCTCACGACTATAAGCGGATGTTAAGCACGGCTGTATATCTCCAAATCCGAAGATGTAGCTATGATCAGAGATCTACCGGTCGGGGAAAAACCATAAGCTACCAATGAGGACGGCAACGGCCTTAACTTGAACAACTCGGGTTTGGCCGCAGGAGGACTCCACAGCATTGTCTGCCCCGGTGGACACAAGAAAAACTCTTCCTCTGGCCATGAAAGCGGATGCAGTTCGATAAGCCATCCGTCCTCGGTGGCGTGGGATAAGCCGCCGCCGGAAATTCCAGCTACTCGAATCTGCTGCCCCTCCAACGAGCCTATGCCTTCGGCCTCTAAAGAACCGAAATCGGGGTAATACTCTTCATCATCTCTTGCAACTTTGCCGCCGGTTGCGCAGTCAACAACGCCACGTCCGCGCGCACCCGAAACAGCTAAGAGTAGGTCAGAATTCGACGCAAAACCGATGTGCTGAAGGCCCCCAATAGCAATCGTTGCGAACTTACGCCACGGCCCTAAATCACTCGCAGGCGTAAGCCCGTCCAAATACCGGAATCGATCTTTGAGGTGATTAGGGACGGTGCCTTTGCCAGTTGTTTTAGCTCTCTTGAACATAGTCTCGTTATAGGACAGCATCGCCCGCTTTCCACCTTTCTCCGCGCGAAAATCAATCACGCAGCGCGCACCGCCTCCCCCCTCAAAGCCCCCTGACCCGCGCCTCGCCCTTCGTCCCCAGCATCAGCTCGCTCAGCCCCCAGACCAGCGCATCTGCCCGGTCCGGCGAGCGCCCCGGCCCGACATAACCGCCCCCCGCCAGCAGCCCGCACATCTGGTCCTCCAGCTCGGGGAAAGCCCCGCGATGCGCCACCCGCCCGGCCTCATAGAGCGCCGCCACCGGCTCGGCTCGCGCCGCCTTGCCCCGGCTGGCATGGACCAGCCGCAGCGGCAGCGTCTCCTGCGCCGCGCGCAACACGCTCGCCACCATGTCGCCGCCATTATTGGCCTCGGCCACCACCCGGTCGGCGCCATGGCCCTGCGCCGCCTGCGCCACCGCCCGCGCCCAGCCTTCGGGCGAGCAGCCCGCCACGCTCGCGTCCGCGATCACATAGCCGCGCCCGTCCGCGCCCAGCCCGACCACGACGATGCCGCACGCATCGCCGCCGGCCGTCGCCGGCGGATCGACCGCCACCACCACCCGCGCCAGCGCGCCCGGCACATGCCGCACCCGACACGCCTCCAGCGCCGCGCGGGTCCATAGCGCCCCTTCCGCCTCCTCGATCAGTTCGCCGTCCAGTTCCTGCCGCCCCAGCCGCGTGCCGCCATAAAGCCGCGTCACATCATCGACGAAGCCGGCCGCCAGATGCGCTGCATTGTCCGCCGTCCGCCCCCGCGTCAGCACCACATCGGCGCCATCCCTTGCCACCAGCGCCCGCACCAGCGGCACCGG